GCACTGCGCTTTGCCTGTGCAAATCTTTTATTAAAATTCCGCGCCATAGACCGCCTTGCTGTACGCGAACCTTCTTCGTAGAAGCTAAACTGATTATCTATAGTCACTGGTGACTGTTCTAACAAATACAAGCGTTGTAGTGGATACCTCTGCTGCGTTCTTCTACGCAATATCATCTCGTGCCCGTTTACCGTCTGCCTAAACGTGCGCGGCTTATCTAGTGCTGGTCGCGGTCTGTTGCCAGCAGTAACACCGCCTCTTGCTCTAGTGCGTAGGTCTTGCGCTGGTATTGCTAATGAACGCCCTTCTGGTGTCTTAACACCGCCTACTGCTAAACGCTGTAGGTAATCTCTGTGCCGCGCACCTGTTGGATGGTTTTGCACTGTAGCGGTTAGCTTACGCTTAGTAGCCCTGTTCTCTCCGCGTATAGGCATCATCACTGCTTTCATAAACGCAGGGTTTCGCAGCTTAACACTTTTAGGCCAGACGCGTTCTATCGTATCTTTACGCACTTCAAACGCTGCATCGTTCAACGCCATAGATGTAGCAAATGGAATTTGATTGCGACCGAACGCATCTATAGCTTTAGTAAACGTGCTAATGTTACTGGATACGTTTATCTGCATTAGTGTACTGTCCCATCTTCTAGCTGTAACACAACAACAGTATCGCCTAAAACGTCTGTAAAATCTAGCAGTGCCTCATCGCATTCAGTGCAGTTAATCGTGCCGCTATGCTCTATCACATAGCATTGCGTGTCTTTACCGCAAGCTTGGCACGTTACATCATCAGCAAAGAAAGTTACCATATCATCCATAGCCGCACTGTTGCACAATAAAAAAGGGCGGTCAATCCCGCCCCTTTATCTATAAATCATAAGGGTCTATATCCCCGTCCCTTAAAACCTGTATGGTTCGGGCTATTGAATTTGTGTATAACTCCCACTCATTATATTCCCAATCATTAGGCTTTTCTTCTAACAGCTTTAAGTGTAGCCGCTTTAAATAATCCAGACTAACATCACTTTGATAATCCGAATGAAACTTATAAGACTTCATAACTTCCCCCCCTAGTTACCCAACCATACTATCAGATGCCACCACGTAGGCTGCCCCTCATAAAACTTTAACCATCCTGCTGTAAAGGCGCACATTACAACAATCATTATAACGCTTTCAGTTACCGCTTTCATATCAATCCCCTTTCGGGCAGGGCTGTTAAGCCCACACCCTTTCTTCTACAAATGAACGTGCCTCTGAGTAACGTCTGCTATGGTGGTAGCTAGAAACATCTGCCCAAACCAGTGAGCCATCCTTACGCTTACGCTCAACCAAAACCGCAACGCGTTTGTTAGGAATTTTTACAACGCGATATTGATTTTCTACCCCGATAAATTCGCAGATATCGCAACCTTCTGTACCCCAATACGTTACGTTGCGGTCATCTCTGGTTATTGAAACTGTCATTTTTTTAACTCCCTTATAAATGACGTTGTACCTGTTATCATCTTACCACAACGGTAATAATAGGATCAAGTGTTTTTTTCACTTTTTTCTAATTTTTTTTCATTAACGATATCTAAGCCACATATAACGCAATGCCAGCCAAATACCCGCCCTACTAACTGGCTAAGACATTTCGGGCATAAACCCTGCTTTAAACGCTTGGCTATCTCGCCATTCCCCTGCTCAATCATCTTCTAGCCTCTGGTATTGCTGATGGTCGGTTTTGCTTGTAAAAGCGTTTCATCGTATCACTCAACGCATCCCATTCATCAGCGTTAAATACTTTCTTTTGCGCCACGCCAAAGTTATCCCCTGTTGGCTTGCTGTAACCGCGCTGCGGCTTGTCTGCCTCGCGCTTGCACCAATTCTTGAAAAATGCTGATGGGGATGCATAAGCTGCTTTATTGCCGTTCTGCTCATCCCATAGCCTGATGCTATCCATAATGCCATCTGGTGATAGCCCCTTGCCTTTAGCATACTGTCTGCACTCATCATCTAACTGCCATTCAGATATTTTTATCTTTCCCCCCTTCTTTTTGTTAAGGGTTCTATAAGAGTTAGTGTGCCAACCTGTCACCCCTAGAGGTGTCACTGTGTCACGTGTCAGAGTGTCACCTATAAAGATTTCATAGATATCTGTTTTGTTATAACGCTTATATCTGATGATTAAGCCAGCCTCTTCTAGCATCTTTAATTTGCGGATTACGGTGCGCCTACTGCATCCCGTTATTTCGGTAATCGTATCTATGGAAGGCCAGCAAGTGCCAGTGCTATCGTTATAGTGGTCAGCTAGCACGACCATTATAAACTTAGCTATAGGGTCAGGCATTGGCGTTTTCATCACTTGCGATAATTTATTGATGCTCATATAAGCCCCCCTGCACTATCTATCAAATCTTCGATAAAATCATCGCACTGGTTATTTTTATCTACACATCTGCAAATAAACCAGCCTACGTTGCCAGTGTTATCTTCTGGCTCTAGCACCCACCCACTGCCGTTGCAGTAGCGGCAATCCTTATCCGCTTGCTCATCAACCATCTTTAGCTGCCTTCTCTATTAACTCTTGCGCTAACCAAAGCATTTGCTGTTTTGTCATGCGCCTAAAACTACACTCGCCATCTACTGTAACCAATATGCCATCATCATAAACCGCCATCAAAACCTGTTTTATATGCTCTGCGTTATCATCTTCTTTTATCAAGATGCCATAACCAGCAGCAGGGTCATAATGGTACGTTAACGGCTCAAACCGCCAACCCTTCGGCACTGGTGCGCCTTTCATGCTGTAACGTATTATCATCGGTACGCAATCATCGTAAAATCTTCGATAGGAAAGTGCATCATCACATCTTCATCGTTAGGATCGCCCCTATCTTTTCTGCCGCCCAAAGCCGCAAAGCTATCAGATGTAAGCGATATATGCCCTACCGCATCAGTCCAGCCAACTAGCAAAACTACCTTTATGCCGTTATCTACCCACTGACGCGCATATAATACCTTGCCCACGTTGACCATTAAAGTAGGATATTTTTTATAGCTAAATGAGCGCGTCTTAACTTCGACCATACCCACCAGCACTTTATACCAGTGACCATTAACGCGCTGCGGCTTCAATATGCCATAATCCACTTTATGCTTTGGTGGAAAAGGCGCGTAGTCATAGCTATAATGCTTGCAAAAAGCTTTTATCATGCGCTCCTGACGCGCTACATCTTCATCTGTTTCATAAATCGGCATTTGGCTTCCTCACGCTTTTACGTCTTTGCATTGCTTGCTTTAATGAGTTACGTGCTATAACGCCACTCCCATACTGCGGATCGCTAAAAAACCATCCACTCATCAAATATTTACGCCTTTGGTTTAAGTGCGCTTCAAACTCTTCAACAGTCATTTGTGATGCTAGTTTCATAGCTTCCCCGCTAATAAGTTTAAAAAATCTTCATAATCGATAACCGCTAAAGGCTTTTTGCGGTCTGCCCCTATAACAAGCGCATCTGCACCTTCGATATTCTGGTAGATAAAAGCAAAGCCGTTTGCACGTTTCTTTGCCTCTATCTCCCATACCTCGCGGCCTACCTTAATATGCACATCGTTCTTGATACTGCCAGCACCACTTAAAGGCACTCTATATGCCTCTAAGTTATGTGCTTTGGCAATATCGACTAACTGCCGTTCAAAGCGGCTGCCCTTTTCTTTATTCCGATTTGGCATCTTCTAACCAATCTTCAAAGCTAACCGCACCGTTTGTAGCCTGTTTAATTTCATTCGCCATTCTAATAGATGGCATCCGAAAGCCGTTAGCCCAGCGATGCACTGTTGGCGGCTCTACGCCCATAAGGTGAGCGAAAGCCGTTAAACTTTCGCCCTGCGTTTTAAGATATTCAGAGAGTTTCATAATGTGGCCTCAACCCTTCTTTATTGGCTTTTGCTACGCGCCTAGCCTTTTCACGATCTTCACGCTGTTTGCGTTGTGCGGTAGTCTGCGCTTTACGCACCACCTTGCTATCTACAATCTGCGTAAACATCCAATTACTGCCATTATCTTTATGCAATGGCGTTAATACACCTAAGATTTTAAGCCTACTGACGTGAGACCTAACACTGGCAACATTCCAATTAAACGAAGATTTTTTGCATATTTTCTCTGCCCATACATTGCGAGTAAGGCTATCGCCAACCCTAAAATATTTACACAATATATCGTTAATCTGTTCGATAGTAGCAATATCATATTTTTGCCTATTCGCAGCCCGTAAAGATTGCTTTTTAACCTCTACCTTATTTATGCGTATATCCTCGCCCAACAAAGTAGCCAATTCTGGCGGCTGTTCTTTAATAGGCTCAATAGTCAACACTTCGCCACGGTAGCTACTGGTTAATGCGCCAAGCCTAGTGCCTAGCTCATCCTGATTAAGCACAAACTTCATAGTGATTTCAAACTTAGACATTTATCTATCTCCCTTGTTAGATGTCGTTACCACAACGGTATAATTATTTATTAGATAATGTAAAGAATAAATGTTAAAAAAAGTTATGGATGATAAAAATATGCACGAATTAGAGAAGCAAACCTATTGGTCGTTTAGCCGCGCTAATCAGCCAAACGGCTATTTTTTCTATTGGTATGGCACAAAGACCGCAGAAGAACGCGCTAAGCACGTTATCGGTGAAAGTGGGCAAATAGGTAGCTTTGTGCATGAAGGCATCCAGCTTGTAGTAAGCCACGGCTTAGATATAGAACAGGCCATAGCTACAACAGAAGCGGCATTTGATGAAAAGTTTATTAGTGAAGATGATGTAAAGCGTTCACGTTTTCGTGAAATGATATCCCCTATGATACATCAAGCCGTTGATATGCTTGGCAAATACAACTTCACAAAACCTAAAGATGAGCTAAAAATAGAATGCAATTTGCCTGACATAGACCTACCGTTTATCGGCTATGTTGATTTAGTGGGCGAAGGTATGTTTTGCGAAATGAAAACTAAATCTGTTAGCAAATCGCGTGTACTTAAAGACGGTACGCAGGGCTGGTCTAAAGGCCGCTTGCCTAACGATGAGCCAGACTGGTCGCACGTTAAACAGGTAGCCTTATATCATCACGCTACAAAGCTAATACCGTCTATCTTGTATATAGCAGAACATGATGCAAAACTGTTTACGCCTTTTAATTGCGAAAGATTAGGCGATGCTATGCTGGCTACTGCGCTAGATGAGCTACGCAAGCAAACGCTGATAAAGCAAAACCTGATTAAGATATCACCCGACCCGAAAGTCCTAGCTGGTCTGGTAGACCCTGACTGGCAGCATATGTATATCTGGAATGATGAAAAGCAAAGAGAGGAAGCTAAACGGTTATGGCAAATTTAATGAAGTCGCTTAATGAATTTAGGCAAGCATCGTCAGTAGGTAAATCTGGCAAAAATCCTATGTTTAAATCTCAATACACTACGCTAGGGGATGTGCTAACCGCTATCTCTAGCGCGGCTGATTACGGTCTAGGCTGGCAGCAGTTTTTTACTGGTCGCACTTTGGTAACTATCGTATCGCATATAGAAAGCGGTGAGAATATCCGCAGTGATATTGAGCTACATCCAGAAAGCGATAAGCCGCAAGCATTTATGTCATGCGTTACTTATTATAGACGCGCTAGCCTGATGACTATGTTTGGTTTGAACGCAGACGATGATGATGGTAATATAGCATCAGCAACAAGGGGCGCGGCTTCCTCCAACACGCGACCTGTTGCGGGGGCTGGTGGTACTTCCTCCCTTGCGCCACCAGCCCCTTCACGCCCTTCTAATCAAATATTAAAAGATGCCTTGACCGTCTGCGCTACAGTGGATGAAGTTACTGGCGTTTATAAGAGACTGTTTGCGGAAAAAAACTTATCGCCAACAGAAGCCCAGCTAGGGATGTTAACAGAAGCTAAAGAAAGGCTTAAAAGCAATGGATTATGATAACACTAATCGCGGTGCGTTATTTAAGAACGACCGAAAAGATAAAGAAACGCAGCCTGACTATAAAGGCGATATAAACGTTAATGGCACTGAAATGTGGATTAGTGCTTGGCTATCTACTTCTAAGGCTGGCAAGCCCTATATGAGCCTGTCTGTGCAGCCCAAAGAAGAACAGGCGGCAACACCAGCAGCGCAGCCAGCTATGGATGCTATAGATGACGCAATCCCCTTCTAGCGCAAAAATATCTGTAGATGCTAACGGCCTAGCCGTTAGTGTCGCAGAACAGGATTATATAATCACGCTAAATAGTGCTGATATGGTAGGGCTAGCTATAGAGCTATTGAATAAGGCGCAAAATCTTCATGTTCAAGAGAAAGAAAAAGAAGCAGCAGAAAGACGTGCCGCCACCACCGCGCTTTGATAAATGTGCGTGGTGTGAAAAGCCAGTAAACCTTAATGGCGTTTTTACTTGCGATGGCAGGGGCGATACTCTGCACGTTGAATGCTTCAATAAGCGATGGGGTCTGATTAAAGATGCGTATTGATAAAAATGTGCCGATGCCTAACAAAGGCGTATCGGGCAAAAACAATTTCATAGCCGATTTAGAAGTTGGCGATAGTATCTACACCGAAGATAAGTATGATCGTGACCGCATCCGCGCTGCGTTTAAATATCGCAACATTCCATATATCAGTAGACGCGAAGGCGAAGGCTGGCGCATTTGGCGCAGTGATTAATCTTTTTTCTTTTTGCCAAAATCTAGCCCCAAATTCTTCATCGCGCGTTCACCATACCAAAAGCCTAGAGATAGCAGATTAAGCTGCCATAGCATCTCCATAGCCTCATCTGATACATTGCGCGTTAGAAAGCCGTAGATAAACGCCCCTGCTAAAAAGTAGGTAAGCACTGGTCTAACAGTACCTCGCAAAATCTGGATGCTTATATGCACATCTTTTGCCGCGCCTTCGTACTGCACCACAAAATCTCTAAACGTGCCTTCCGCTTTAGCTACTTCTGCCACCATTTGCGCTCTAGCCTTTTCTTTGGCTTTAGGGTCGGGTATTAAATCAAGCGTTTTTTCTATAGCTGGCTGTAGAAGCGGTAATAATGCCTGTATCATCTCAATAACTCCAAACGTTACTGCGTGGCGTTTTAGTGTAGATATCTAAGTGAATAAACCTGTTATGGCCCTTTTGCGCTACACCAACGCCTGTAAAGCCTAACTGGAAGGCCAACGCAAGTATGTGATAGGCTTCCTGTCCAGTACAAGCTATATCAGCCGCTAGCCCCATAGTGTGAATACCAGCTTTATCTTTAGCCGCTTCAATAGGATGCGTAGCATCACGATAGCCGCTAGTAACTGTAATAGGCTTGCCATACTTTGAGCGCAAGGCTTGCATCTTTTCCATTAAAGCCGCATCCATATCGCATTTGCCAGTATGTGAGCAAGCAAACTCTTTTTCACTAAAGTTAGGATATTTAGACCAATCCATCAGCAAAACCCTTCCCGCACAATTTGCACTGCTTTTTGCCAGCTATCCATTTCTTTATGCACATCATCGAAAGCCGACAGGTTGTATCTTTGGCTGGTTTTATTGATGGAAGAGGCTGCGTAGAAGATACACCGCCTTTTAAATAAACTGCAATGACATATGATATCATATTGGTCGTGCCTTAACTGTTTTTTGCCGCCACTGCCATTATTGAAGTGGTAGCACCTAGACCTTCCTTCTCGCTCTTCCCTAGGAAAGCCGCTTTTAACTTGTACCCTTAACGCGCCTATTTCATCAAACGCCACTAAATCATAGCCATCGGTAGGAACGTGCGCGGCAGACCAGCCTTCAAAGCCCATAATGACGCTACAGGCTATCATCTCCCCTATCGCACCGCTTATGGTAGCCGATGGCATCAGTCTGCCTTAAACCGCTTCCAAATGGCTTGCATTGTGTCAGTTTCCCAGATGCGAATAGCGAACCAAATTATAGTCAACCCTGTAGCAATCACCGTTAGCATCTCTGGCAACATCCCCATCAATACTGCGCCAGTGCTAGTCGCAGCCGTTAAATCTATTGGCGTTTTGCTATCCATCATAAAAGCCCATTTTGTTTAAGATACTCAGCCCATAGGTAAATAATATATCCACCCACTGCTATACTTATAACACAAATACAAACGGCTAGCATCATTTCTCTATCTCTGCGCTTTTTAGCCTCATATTTTAGCCTGTCTGCTTTTCTTTTACGCGCCATAGATAATTCACGTTGGAACGCATCCCACGCACCTACCCCGCCACCAAATAGCATCATATGGCTGCGTAGCTCATCCATAGCCTTTTTATGCGCTAGCTTTGCATGACTAATTGCATAAGCCTCTTGCTCAGTAGTAGCCAGCTTGCGTAATACGCCTTTATGCTGCCCTGTCTCTGCTATTTGTATTTGCGCGTCTAACTCACCTAGCTTCCCAACAGTAGGCATTAGGCTAGCAACATCTTTGCCAGCCTTTATACCAGTGCTAATAGCCCCTGCAATCTTTGTTACAGAGGCAGCTAAAGTAAGTATCTCAATCATGATTTACCTATGAATAGGGATTATCACCGCAAGCAGAAGGCCAACTAGCCTTTAACGCAGCAATATCAGTAGCACTATCGCCAGCCGTAGTCGCATCGCGTAGAGCCTGTTTATCAGCTACGATTTGCGTAGTATCTGCGCTAGTTTCCTGTGCGCGTGTAAAATCTACGTCTAAAGCCTCTAATAATGGCTTGCGTGTTTCGCGTATTTTATCTTTAAAGATTTCTTTTGCTTTGGTTAAATCTTCGGATATCACGTTGCCAGATAATGACCACGCGCCCCGAAAATCACGATTAGCAGGAACGGTAGCAGTTGATGCGTCTATGCTGTTCCCATCTTTATCAAGAATATATGTAGTTACAGCCATCGGTTATACTCCTATGCGGCTAATTCGTCAGATATGCGCCAAGCGTTGCGCCATTCTCTAGTTTGAGGCAGTTGCCCCTTGCGGCATATAACCATCTTTGGCTTGTTACCGCTATCCCAATTCTGCCAGACGCTTTTAGGTATGTCTTTCATAATGAGAAATTCAATTACTTGCTCTTCGGTCATCGCGCCCATTGGCTCTGTATCGTGTAGCAAATAGCCGCGCGTATGCTTTTTAAAATCTGGCTGCGCTTCATCTTCTGCTAACGCCCAATAATTTTCTATTTTTGGGATGATGCCGCCATTCATGCAAGCCGCCATAAAATTAGGGTCTGGCACTAATATTTTAGCGCACTCATCTACGCTATCTTCGTAGACCACCCGATAATCAGACTGCACAGGCTCTAGATGTTCTTTAGCCCACCCCAAACGCAGCCATAGATGTGTACCTTGAAATTCAGGTGTGTTCATTTATGCTAGGTCTCCGTGAATAGTGGTCAAAACAAAATCATTATCTCCATATGCACCAGTATTGCTTGAGGTCGTGCCTACTAAAACAGTGTTAGTGTCTACTGGACTATTACTAGCTGAACGGTCGCCAGCAGATGAAACCACTTCGCCAACGCAAGAAACACTTGCGAAATCATCATTGTTTAGCGAATTGGTCAGGTTTACATCGTAACGGCCAGTATTATTATCTACCAAGCTGCTCAAATTTAGGCTGTCCCTAGCCGCAATAGTACCAGTACCATTAAAATTAACCCAAGCCTTCGCACTACCATTCACAACGTACTGCGTATCAACCGACCCTGCGGTGCTGTGTTCCAGCGTATCTGCTATAATCTTGCCAGCCATTATGCTAGGCCTCCGTGCAGTGCAACTAAGTTATATGTTCTGTCTTGGCTTGCCCCAGTGTCTGTTCTATAGCTTTGTATTCTTGCCGTTGTTGTTGTGGGGGCAGTAGTAGTAAAATTTACTGATCCGCCATAGCCATTTGTGTAGTTCAAAACATAATCTGCACTATTAAAAGCGTTGCTAAATGTCAATGTTGTTGCGCCAGTACCGTTATCAGAAATGCTCGAAACTGAAAAACTGTCACGGGTTGCTATTGTGCCAGTACCGTTGAAATTAATCCACGCCTTCGCCAAACCCTGTTGCAGTTGCATCGTAGCAGAACCAGCAGTAATCGTCACATTGCCAGCAGAAGTCTTGCCAGTGAGATTGTCCGTAATCACCGTACTCATGCGAGCTCTCCTATTGATGATACCCAAACTTTGCTAAAATCGTACATAGCACCATCAGCAGAACTACTTGAACCGTAAGCTGTGCCATACTGGACTGTTGTTGTAGTTAATGCATCGATTGTGTTTCCTGAATTTGTGCCTACAACTACTGTACTTAACCCTCTACCAGACCCGCCTGTAGCACTAGCCCCGTCAGCCGCTGTATTAAATAAAGATACGGTTATACATCTATCGTGAGCAGAAGAAAAAGCTGACGTTATATTAAGCGTGTAAACGCCAGTTTCTTCATCTGTGACACTGGTTACGTTTAGCGAACCCTCAATATCATTATTAACACCATCCCAAGAAATCCACTGTTTTGTAGCCTCTTGCTTCGTCAGCGTGACAGGGCTACTGCCATCTGCCGCTACGATTGTATCTGCTTTTAATGTACTCATGCGATCACCAAGTTACCATTGACAGTCAATGTAACCCCTGTTGCCACTGTCAGGCTAAAGAAAGCCCCAGCGTTATCACCTGATGCGATGGTAGTGTTTGTGTCTAACTGTTGCTCATGCACCCGAAAGATATCGCCCTTGCCGTTAGTGGTATCACCTGTCGCACCGTTCTCGCCCTGAAAGTAGCCAGCGCCGCCACCAGAAGCCGCACCAGCAGGGCTAGCGGTGTCTGCGGTTTGGTCTACGTCAAATAAATCAATCCACGCATCATCGTCTGCATTACGCATTTTTAGCTTGTTAGCCGTTGTATCGTACCAAAGCTGATAAGCATAAGTAGTGGATGGTGCAGATGAACCAGAGTTAGCACTAACAATTGCAGAAAGCGCATTATTCAAATCTGTGCGCGTTGCTGGAAATGTTTGGTTTGCTATGACGTAATCGTGTTGTGCCATTTGTTATACCCCTGTCGCAACATAATCAAATAATCTATCTATTACTGTATTACCACTATCTTTAAATACAATAGTAAACCCTGTTGCGCTCTTACTTGTTATAGCATAAAAATCACCGCTTTGCATATCGCCTACCGATATCGCTACAGCTTGCAGTGTCTTGAACGCTACAGGGAATGTAATAACCTTGCCGCTAGCCGCAGTGCCAGACTGTATATCGTTGTCTGATTGCTGCGTGTTAGCCATATTCATATTTATGACCAATTGCTCTATCTGCGGTGTTTCATCGCTCTGTGTGGTGCTTAAAACGGCTTTAAAGCGGAAAGCTCGCGCTGTATAACTGCCGACAATAAACTGGCGATACGCACCCCAGCTAGGCGTTCCAGCAGGGTCATCATCAGTAGTGCTTACAAAGATATCTACATCCGTAGCCCCTGCGTTAGTGGTCGCGCCTGTAATCTGCGATAGCTGGTTTACGCGGAGCGTGTAAGTAGCTTGCGCGGTATGCACTGCGCCCAAATCTATATAATCTTCAAATTCATAAGTGCCTGTCGCAGAAACCGATGCGTTACCGCCATCGAACAAGCCTACCGCATCATCAAAATCGCCAGACGCTTGATCAAACAAATCTGCTGTATCTAGCTGCAATTTATCATCAACAATAATTACATTTGTTTTAGTGCCGCCAAAATCGGGATGTTCTGAAATGCTGCTAACATTTTGGAAGCCTTGCAGTGCCGATACTAGAACAATGCTGCTATCTGCGTTTGCTGACTGACCGCCTAGCTTGTCTTCTGCTTTGATAAAGTAAGTGCCTGTCTGCGCTGGTACTGTACCTGTAGACGCAGGGCGCGATATTTTAGCCGCTACTGTCTTAGAATTAGCATATGTTGCGCCAGTAGTTAGCGGTGAATGCCTGACGATATAGTGCGATAGCGTCTGGTCTGTTACTGGTGTCCAGCTTAAATCTGCGTTTTGACCGTTAACATTTACGCTAAAGTTAGTAACATCGCTAATCTGCGTAGGCGCAGAACCTATAGAATGCTGGATAGTGGTATAAGGCGATGCGATGCCCTGCTGCGATATTATACGCGCCCTAACATCGTAGGTGGTATTAGCCACCACGTTATGCAATTCAAATCGCGGTGATGATGATATGCCTAGCGATATATAGTTAGTATCTGTAGATTTTTTTGCTTGCACCTCAAACTGGCTAGCATAGACGCTGGTAGATGATGGCGTAGCTACTAGCACCGCAGTTATCTTTTGATTTACTACTTGCGCCTCATCTGTAGCTGTTAGCGTTGGGGCTGGCAAATTAAATGGCGATGGTAGCGTAGTATTGTCTAGGCTAAACACTTTCTCATCAGCGTTCCAATCATAGACCGCGCTGTTATTCTCGCGCAGGGCTAAATCTACACTCAGAATAGGCGAGCCACCTTCATCCGATGATACGCTAAAAGACCATTCTGCAATTTGGAAAACTTTTTGATTAAAGCCTAGTCGTGAATTGGTAACGTATACATTATCGCCAACCGACAAATCAAACGCTTTTAAATTGCAATTCATCTGCATAAATATTTGCTGCCGATTTCGATAAAGCGCAATTTTAGCTAATCTTTGCGCCATCGGGCTAGATACTGTGTAGGGCAAGTTATAATTTAAAAACTTTCTATCGCCCCCATCTTCTGCTTCAAACGTGCTAGATGTAAGTGCGGGATAATCAGCAGCAACATAATTTGTAACATCTGGTGAAAAAATCCCTTTAATCGCGTTGTAATTATCACGCTTAGAACGCTTAGTCTGTACGTTTATTGCATCAATTACATCATCTTCATCAATAGTAACTGTAGGCGCAACATATTTAGCCACCTTAATGGTAAACTTACCATTGACATAAGATATAGTGCCACCGCAGCTAGTCACCATTTCTTCTAAAATACGCTTTGGAGAATTGCTTGTTTGCATGACCCCGTGAAATTCATAACGGTTTTCTGTACCGCCACCAGATAGCGCAACGCTTTCATCGCATATATTAGCAGCCGCTTGAAATGCTGTATCATCGATTTCCGATGCAGCCGCGCCCACGCCATATGCAGCATTCATTAAATAGTCGCGCATACATAAAGCTGGATTAGGGCTATAAACCGTAGTGGCTGTGCGTGGGTCATAAACCTTTTTGCCTTCAACAATAGCTGAAATGTTAGGCAATCCATTAGGAAAGGCATTGCGGTCGAAATCAAGCCGCGCATAAATATAGGCGATTCCTGACAGTTTGTGGTTGGCAGACCAGCCTACGCCACTTTCTGCAATTAAATCTGCGTCTGCTGCCTGTCCAGTTGTGCCTAGATGCGTATTAATACGCACCTTGCCAGCATATTGAGATGGCGCGGTAACATTACCAGAGCCATCAAGCGTTAAAGCTTGGTCATCAATATAAATAGTTTCAAAGCTATTTATCTCATGCGTTGCCACCAAAATAACAAGATGCAGTTTTTGGTCGCTGTCAGTGCTTTCTACATGAGCCAGCAAGCCAGATATGCGCGTTTTCCCATAAACAAACCTACGCGGATGCGTAGGCTGTTTAATCATCTGCGTTCTGTTTTGCGCCTCAGAAGCGTAGTCGTTATAGTTTGGTAGGTCTGGCGTGGGGGCTAAAGCATTTGCCGCACCAGCAGAGGCAATAGTGACCGCAGCCATAGCCCAGTTACCAGTAAACGCATAAATAGCCGCAGTTACTAAAACAACAGGGTCTTGTATTGCTTTAGTTGTGCCTTTTACAAACTTAGAAAACCAAGACATTATTTAGCCCCAAATTATCTGTTTTTGCTGTAAATCAGCAACAAATTCTAACCCTTTATCGTTGGGGTAATCTATCTTTTGATCCTCGCTAGTATAACGCCTCTCTCTGGCAAT